CAAATCAGACGCCGATGCAGCGTTGGGTGTGCTTTCCAAACTTTGGACAGCGGTGCCAAAAACCGCATCGTAGGATGTTAGCAGCGACGTTGCGTTGGGAGAAAGTTCGGTTTCTTGCTGGTTGGTCTGCGTTGATGTCAGCAGCGATAGAAAGAACCGATACCACTCACGGCTGATTGCGCCCGACCGCTCGTCGATCAGCGCGACACGCGGCGGCGTAAGCTGTGTCGGATTGATCGGCGCCAGCGCCATTACGCCCGCGTCCCGCTTAGGATCAGTTCCGCCCCCATGATGTAGATGCGAACCGGGTCAGTGCCGGACACCTCGTACACGCGGTCTCGGATTTTCATCGTTGCGCCTAGCCTGCGCCAGATCGTGCGCTTTCCATATTGGCCGATGGCGCCCATCGACTTCCAATGCTCGTTTGACCAGGTGTGCCCGCCGTCGTCAGAGAAACGCAACATGACTTGCGGATCGCTGCCTTGCCCCGTGTTTAGCCCAACGCCGGTTTCGCAGTCTAACTGCATGGAGTGCTGAATGGTGCGGGTCAGGTTGTTTGCGCCGGTCGGCAGCGCCCGCCACGACCGCAGCCATTTCTGCGGCTGGCCGTCGTCGGCGTACACTTCGAGGTCAAACTTGTAGAGTTTGCCGTTCTGGTAATCGCCAATGGCGGTTTCGCTATTGAAGAACATCTGGCTGTTGCCGCGGTGACGGTTAAAGTCGCCGTTCTGGAACGACGCGCGCTCATGCCACGCGCCGGTTGCCACATCAAACACCCACGTCGTGTCGGCGGTCGGAAAGTTCAGCACATAGAAACTGTGACCGTCTTGCTGATAGGTGTAGCCAACCGCGTCTGACAGGTCGGAATATTCCTGCATCTGCCATTCGATTGCGTGCGTAGATATACGCTGCCCCATGTAACCAGCCGCGCGGTACACCATGCCCTGACCGCGCGCGTCCTTGCCCAACCAGTAAATCTGGTTGTCCATCTTGGCTATGGAATACGGCGCCGCGCAGCCGAGTTCGTTGAAGGCGCCCTGAATACGCGCCAGCGGAAAATCAAGCAGCCCGGCGTCGTACCAAACCTCGGTCGAGTTGGTGCCGTAAACCCAGACTTCGCGGTGATCAACAAAGATCGCCACGACGTTGTCGGGGTTGCCTTCCGCGCTGGAAAATTCAAGAGGGTCGATGCTGGTGCCGTCAAGCAGTTGCGTCACCCAAAGTTTTTGGCTGTTTGGCTCGTTAAATACAAAATAGCCATCGATGTAACCGACCGTCACCGCGCCGGGGAAGTCTGGGTCGATGATCTGCTGGAACACGTTGGTGCTGGCGTTGTAGATAAAGCCCTGCGGGTTAGCAGCAATGAATAGCTGCGTGCCGTTGTCGGCCATGCTGACAGGGCCGGTGCCGCTTACAGTGCCTTTAGCGACCGCGTTCCAGTTGCTGTCGATCTGGTATAGCGTGTTGCCTGACACGGCGTAACCGTAATCGCCAAACTGCCACACCCCGCGGACAGGGCCAGCGCCGAGCGTTGCCAGCAAAGTCAGCCCTGGGGCGCGCTGAAGAAACGCCGGCTCCTTGCCGCCTTCCGGCACGATTTCGGGAAACAGGTTGACCATGCGGTTGTCGGCGGCGTTGACGCTTCGAGCGACATACGCCGACCCAAGGATCGGCGTCTTCATCAGTAATTCCCGGCGAAGATGTTAAACCGCTGGCGGGTCGCCACGATGCTGTACGGCATGGACATGATGTCGTCAGGGTTGTTGATGCGCTTGAGGTTGCGCTTGCTGGTCATGGCAATACGCTGCACTTGCGGGGTTGGCTCCATGCCAAACTCTGGCGCCATCTCGCAGGCCAGATTGTAGCGGAACGCCCGCAGATAGCCTGGCGGGAACGTCAGTTCGGTCGCCAGCGTCGCGGGCTTGGTCAGTTCCTCAACGGAGATGAAGTGCCACTCCAGCGCGCGCGTCGGGCGCGGGTAGATGTACATCTCGATGTCGGGGAACGTGTTGTTGACGAAGATCACTTGCGGGAACGTCGAGGTCACGGTCTTGACCGCAATCCCGTTGTACTGCTGCTGGTTGATAAATTTGATGCCGTAGCTAATGCCGGTGCTGGCGTCGAGGAAGTAGGTGCTGTCGTCCAGCAGCACCGGGCGGTTGCCAACAAAGTTGCCTGTTGGCCCCAGCGTGCGCGACAGCAGGCCCGCGGGCCATGTGAACACCTGATCCTGCGTGGCAAAGACCGACAACCGTTCTGTGTTCCAGCTATCAATCATCTGGTTCATGGCGGCCAGCGCGTCTTGCGACGTTTCGGCTGACGGCACTTCGCCTTCGGCCAGGACACCCAAAAGCCGCAGTGACCCATTGATGATGTCGCCGGCGCTGGTCATTGGTCAGTCTTCCTGCTTTGCGCGGGGGCGTCCACGCCGCTTTGGTGCCGCCATCTCGTTGACGATTTCATCTTCGTCATCGTCCGTCACCACAGATGACGTGTTTATATCATAGCGTTCCCAGCCGTCGAATGCATCCAAAATCGCTTCCTCGTTGGAGATCGCAACCTTCGCGCCGTGCGTGGGGTGAACCAAATAAATGACTGCCATAAAAAATCCTTAAAATGGGCGGCCCGAAGGCCGCCCACTTCGTTAGGCGCAGTGGATCAGCGCGAAATTGATCACGACTGCTTCCGACAGCGTGCCGCCGGAAATGTTACGCAAGGTGATGCTGACCGAACCGGCTGACAGCGAGTTTGCAAACACGTTGTACGAGCCGGCAGTAGCCTGACCACCAGAGATCGTGAGGATCACGGTGTCGTTGGCCGAAATCAAGCTGTTGTTCAGCGTGAACGTGGCGTTGGTGGCCGTAGCCAACGAAGCGTTGTTCATGGTGATGCGACCAGCCGACTTGTTCAGCGTGACCGCCGTGCTTTTGTCCGTCAACTGCGTGACGGTGCCTTGAGCGGCGGCGGTGTAGCCAAGCTGTTCGTCGGTCAGGACGAACTGAGCGCCGACGATGTCTTGGTCAAGGAAGGCAACGCCGATGGATTTGGTGTTCGCCATTGTCTGTCTCCTGAAAAGGTAGCCCCGGCCCGAAGGCCGGGGCTAACCCATTAATTGACGCGGTACAGCGTCCAAGTGCCAACGTCAGACTTGCGGGCAATCATGGTTGCGCCGGTCGTGACCGGAACGGTCATGGTCAGCGAACCCGTCACCGTCCAGCCGGTGCCAGCAGCGATAATCGCGGTGCCGGACGACGTGCCGAGGTTGACCACGCGGAACACGAACGACGTGCCAACCTTATCCGAGTTGGACAGGGTAGCTTCCAGCAGCGCCACGGTCGGCAGCGTGTAGGTCTGCGCCGTGGTGGCACCGCTGCCGACCAGCAGAATGCCGTTCAGCACTTGAGCCGCAGTCAGGGTTGCAGTCGAAGCGACCGAAAGCGGAAGCGGGATTGCGTCGATAAGCGGTTCGTCCAGGTTGCCATCGCCGACCTGATAACCACCGCCGCCATTGGGGAGAGACATCGTAGAATCCTTTCAAAAAAGTTGGCCCCCGGCGAACCGGGGGCCGGTTTTAGGTTAGCCCCAGACGCGGCAAGCCATCTGCGGACGGATCGTGCTGAAGCCGTACAGAACGTCAATACGGCAAGGCATACGGTCGTTGTTGATGTCGTACTGACGAACAACGCGCAGGCTGATGCCGTTATGCACCTGACGCGACGCCATATCGACACCCTGCGGCAGCAGAAGGTCGGCGGTGGCGAAGGTGATGGTGTCCTTGTGGTACACCAGGTTCTGCGCGTACTGGGTGCTGGCAGCGCCCACGAACACGACGGCCTTGCTGTTGCCCGGCAGCGTGTTGACAGTGGCCAGCGCGTTGGTAGCCGAGTAGACCGGCGCAACGGTGATGTTGCCAGCGCCCGAACCGTCCAACGTGACGTTGGCCAGTGCGACGAACTGGAACAGCGAACCAGTGCTTTCACGGGTCTGCGGGTTCACAGCAAAGCAGTCAGCCACGGTGAACACGTCACCAGCCTTGACGGTAGTCGATGCACCAGCGCCGGTGATGGCGACGGTGGTGGCGCCTTCCGCCGTGATGGCTGCCGAAGTCGTGCCGCCGGTCGCAGTACGCGAACCAGTGGTGAACTGCTTGATCGACTGCGACATGTTGATTTCTTCAAAACCAAGCACGCCGGTGCCCATCATGCCGTTCTTGAACTGCTTGCTGATGGTGTCGGTCGGGTTGAACAGGCCCTTCATGCCTTCAACCAGGCCAGCGTTGGCAGCCGGGTTGACCGTCGCGTAGCGCGGCGACATCACAGCAGCGTTCTCGTTCAGCTTCTGCTGGGCCTGAAGCAGAACCAGAGAAGTAGCCGGAGTGGTGCCGGGGGTGCCGACCGTGTTGCCGATGGTCTTGAACGCATTGGCCACGTCAGCGTCGATGCTGGAGGCAAGCTGCGAGATACGCGGCTTCAGCACGCGCTCTGCAAAGTCGTCCAACTGCATCGTCAGTTCGGCGCTGGTAAAGTTCACGCCGATGTGCTTCTGGTTGGCAACGGTCAGCGTGGTGAACTGCTCGTTGTCGTCCTGCACTTGAAGGGCAGCACCGTCCGTGACCAGAGCGCGGTCGGGCAGACGGATACGCAAGGTCGAACCGA